ATGGATCACAGCCAAACGCTCCTAGTTGTTCATTTCCAGGATATTTTTTACCTAATTTTATTATTACATTGTTTTGTAATCTTTTAGGTGGAACCCAAGAAATAAAAAATCTACCATTTTTATTTGGATTAAAAACAACTTCTGTATCTTTTATTCCTCCTAACCACTGAAAACTTCCTTGTGTTACTACATTAGTGTTTTTAATATCTTCGTTCCAATCAATTTGCTCGTATATTTTAGTCAAATTAAATAATGAAGATTTAGCTTCATCTCTAAAAGCATGTTCAGTTGTTCTTGGAAACTGTCTATAAAATTCATTTAAAGCGTCTTGATCTTCTTTCAAACCATCAACTTCATTTTGCCAATAATTAATTACACCTAATGTAATTGGTAAACCTTGTGGACCTTTTACTAAATCTTTTGGTGTTTCGAATACAGGTATGCCATAAGAATCAATGTATCCTTCGTAGTTCCATTCCATAGGTATGAACAAACTATAGAGTCCCGAACGAGTCTGTCCGTTGCGGTTTCTTTGTGTAACGTCTGAATCATTGTATAATTTTTTAAAATTTCCACCACCTTTATCCAAAGCATTACAAGTAGAACCCATCATACATTTACCAATAATTCTACTACCTAATCTTAACGT